GTGAGGCTCTTCCTTTTCCATTGCGCCCCTTCCCTAGATTATTGTACTTCATCTTGTGTTTCCGCACTAGTTTGGGGACTTCTGTATCGAGCGTTTCTTCATACACGGAGACGCTTTCATACCCACTATATTGATTCGTTCTGACCCGTATAATTACGTACTTTCCAGTACTGGCCCTCTCATTACTCTGCCCGAATATATCTGTTACGATTGGATATACTCAACAGTTTCAGCTGCCAGTCGGGTTGTCCACCTATATATTAGAGCCTTCCGATTGATAAGATCTTCTATTCGACTCAGGTTATCCATTCACCGATTGTCTCTGTCGGTGGGGTGTTTCCCTCAATATATGTATATTATATCAAATAAAATTTCATTTGTCAACCCCTTTTGTTAAAAAAGATGGGTTTTTTTCAATTTCAACTTTATTAATTAAAATATGGGTATATTATATCAAATTAAAATAGGTTTGTCAACCCCTTTTGATAAAAAAGTTTAATTATTTTTATCGTCGTATTCACCATCAAAATACTTGACAACTTTACCGGCTGCCCACCATGAAAATGCAAGTATTAAAACACACGTTCCTAACGCTGTCCACATTTCTGCTGCCATTTACTTTTTACTCTTTTCCATATAGGCTGACCATTTGTCATAGTCGGATTGATTTACAACACCTTCTTTTAAAAGCTTTTGTCTATTTTTAAGATGTTGTGCTTGTGTATCTTCTTTACTTCCACCAGTATATGGTACACAATGACCTTCTTTAGCCATAATTTCAGTGACCATACACCATCTATCTTCTTTTGGATAATAAACATTAAAGTCGCCTAATATTCTACCAAATTTACCTTTGGCATCTTCACCACCTCGACCTTTAAATGTTTTCAGAATAATATCTTTTGTTAATAATTCTTTTAATGCTTTTTTCGCCGCGATTCCAAATAATTTTTCCACTTTGTCTCGAGTTCGGGACTCTGGTGTATCAATTCCCATAATACGAACACGCTCGTTCCTAAGCCAAACGCCAAAACCCAAATCAATATCGACATCTACGGTATCTCCGTCTACAACTTTTAATAATTTTGCTTTATACTCATACATTATATGATTCTCCTTTGAAAGTTATTTATATTTTAACGCGGTCTTTTACACCAAACTTGGACCCACCATTTAAAATATTTTCTACCTTCTCCATAAGCTGCAGAGGCTAACCTATTATAAATCATTATCGTCCTTGACCGCGATATTTTTTAAAAGAACGTTTCTTTGCTTTGTTCATCGTTGCCATAGACTTTGGTCGTTTACCAATTGATGTACCTTTTCTGATACCGTTATGTACAGTTGAATAAGCACTACTCTTTGTTGCCATATCTTACTCCTCTTAAAAATGCCATTAAAGCTTTATAATCTCCAATGTATTCACCATCTACAAAAATGTGAGGAATTTTTTTCATATCAGCTTTACCTTCAACACATTCTAGATAATATTTACGAATACTACAATCGTAATATTCAAAATCTACACCAAATTCTTTACAACGTTTTTTTGCATTATCGCAAACACCACAAGAATTTGTACCATATATTTTAATCATTATAGTTTATCGAACTCGTTACTTTTTGTTTTTGAAATGTTTCGTCTTCGCGCCACTCATTCCAAACTTGGTCAGTTATTTTCTCTTGAGCTTTATGACAGTAATAGGCAGTAATTGCACCAAATACCATTGGTGCTAAAAATACACACAATAATCCAATAACACCAACACTAAAAAATTGCTCCATCGCAATAGCAAAAGTTGCTTCGTTCATAACTATGCGCCTGGCTTCTTAGGAACATTATTCCAATTAGCTACATAAGCAATTTTTCTTTCACGTGACCATTCTGAAATAAGTAAAGGATTGTCTCTATCGAACGCTTCAATCATTTCATCTTCAGTAATAATATCAATAGAACTGATATGTTCACCCAAATATTTTTGGCTGAACTCGTTACATTCTTCAGATACAACAGTGTCACTGGCCCACTCTTCAGCGAGCTTATCGTTTAGTTCTACATCAGGATTAGTTTCTTGTAAACCATCCCAAGGAATCATATATGTCTGTCGGAAAGTCGACACACAATCCACTTTAACATACTTTTTCATAATATACCTCAATAAATTATATAAACAATAAACCTATAAAAAATCCAATATTCAATCCAATAGAACATACTAAAATAAAATCTTTAGTAAAACTCTTTTGTTCGAATTCGTAAGTTTTAATCTTGTTCCATACTCCAGGTCTTGCTGACCGTTCTTGCTCTTTCCATCTCAGTATCACCTGAGTTCTCTTTACCATTTGTATATGGTCTTTTTACTTCAACTCGAGTACTAGGGTGTGACCCAAACTCTCGTTCGTAAACTGTTTTGCCCCTGTCAGGACTCTCGTAAATTTTTGTCATTATTCATACATCCTTAATTTGTACAAACTATTCCTTAATGGTCTCGAAAAATCCTCTTGTTTTACCAAGTTATTTTCGACCTGTAAGTCATAGAATTCCCTTAGTTCATCGTATGCTTTACGAATTTGAACTGGCATAACTCCACCGCTTTGGATTACCCATTCAATTTCATTAGCAACTTTCCGAGATAATCTTACCTCTTCTTGTGTACCCTTATCACATACTTCAAAATCATTCATTATATATTCCTCAAAATAATGCTTGTTAAATATAACAGTAATAATACTGTTCCCAAAAAACTTCCAATCAGCATAAATCCAAATAATAAGATTTTACCTAATGTTAGCTCGAAAGGTTTATCTGGTAATTTGCCTACACCAATTAGCGCTTTAAAAACTTCTCTAACCATTGAAAAAGATTTGATTAGCAAACATTACTGCACCCATAAATGCAACTGCAGTAATTTGAATAATTGCTGGAATTACAACAAACATGACCATTGGGTCAAAATCCATTTTATTCCAAAAATCTGTTTCTCGCCATTCTTTTACTTCTTCAGGCGTTGCTTCTACATAATTTATTTTTTGTTCCATATTCCATCCAATAATTCTTCGACCTCTGGATATTCGTCCATACAATCTACTATCATATCAATTTCATCTAATTGGTCAAGTTCTTCAGCGAGACGATACATATAATGTTGCTGATGCAACTCTCTCATAAATGCATTAATTCTTAACCATCTATGATAGTTTCTTTGTCTTTCGTCATCGTCCGAATATTGGCTCACTTAAATAGTCCTATTTTTTCTCCAGCCTTAATTCTACGGTCATATTCTTCAGGCGAGTCCGGATATCTCCAACCCCATGCTGCTCCAAGTGCCATAAAGGTACCTGAGTAAGCTACTGCTTTCCAATTACCCGTAGTTACTATCATTAGAATTAAAGCAAATGCCATAAATCCTAACATCATATATTTAGCTTTTCTTGGAAACACTTTTTTCTGTTCCCAATTTGTAAGGAATGGTCCAAACAATTTATGATTATATAACCAAGTGTGCATACGCTCAGAGCTCTTCGCGAAGCAATATGCTGCGAATACTGCTGGAATACTAAATGGTATCCCTGGCATTACAACTCCAATATATGCTACTCCTAAACTTAAAAATCCTAAACCCATCCAAGCCATTTTTTTGATATTCATTATATCGGTCTCCTAGTTACTGCCGACCTGAGTCCACCACTCTCGTTTCGTTTTTCTTCTAATTCCATATTCATAATTTGCTTTTCGTCAACGAGAGGTTTTGCAGGTTTCTCTCTATCACGTTTAAACGCAGCTGTTGATACAATCAATAGCATTATTGCAAGTGGGTCAAATACAAATATAATTGTTAAAATAATCCAACGAACAGCGTTATCATAATATGATTTGGCCTCGTCACCATATATCATATCAGCAATATATTTTACTGGCCCGAGTTCTGCTTCTTGGTCCAATTGCTGTCTGAGTATTGGCATCTTTTGTTCGTTCATCGCAACAATTTCATCTACTAAAATATCAATATTAGTATTGATTTCGTTACGCTCTGGCGTTTGTACTTTATTGACATAGTTTCTATCTTTTGGTTGACTTGTCTGAAGTACATAATCTAAACTCTCTAGCCTAGCGGTAAGATTGTCTAGTTGTAATTGTTTACCTTCCAGTCTTTTATCCACGATACTCGCTTCAAGGCTATAACTATCTGATGTAACCGATGCGTCAATATGTGCTTTTGAAAGATAACCAAAAATTCCCATTGATGTAATTAACATTAATACGACTACTGCTGTGGTAAAATAGGCACGAACTAAATTATTAATTCTATCCCATTCATAATGTAACCATGCAGCTGATACGATTTTTCCAAACTCTAATACACTTGCCATAAATGCGATGCTTAATGCAGCACCACTAAATATTGTCATTAAACCGACAATACTAAAGTATGCAGCTGTTGCTGCTAGAGTTAGAGAAGTAAATAAAGTTAACCATTTCATAATATTATTTATAGGGAATAACGCTAATTAACATCGGCATGCTTCGCTTCATGAATGTGCTATTCTGTCTTTCATTCAATCTCTTCAAATGTTTCTTTTAAAGCTTCGACCAATTCATACATCATTGTTGTAGTATGCAATGGCGTTGGCGTGATTCTTAATCTCTCTGTACCAACATCAACTGTTGGGTAATTAATTGGTTGTATATAAATCCCATAACTATTTAAAAGATGGTCTGACATTGCTTTACAACGTTTTGCATTTCCAACCATTACAGGAATAATATGAGTACAACTATCTGGATGTACTTCTAAACCAGCATCAATAATCATATCTTTTACAATATGACTATTACGCTGGTGTTGTTCTCTAATTTCGTTATGTTCTTTGAGCCATCGGATTGATGCAATACTTCCTGCACACATTACCGGACTTAAACTAGTCGTGAATATAAATCCTGATGCTACGGAGCGAATGGCATCGAGAATAATACTATCACCAGCAATGTAGCCACCGTGACCACCAAACGCTTTTCCAAGTGTTCCATTTATAATATCTACTCTATCTGATAATCCTAATTTTTCACAATAACCAGCACCGGTATCACCATATAAACCAACTGCGTGAACTTCGTCGATGTATGTTATCGCACTGTATTTATCTGCTAAATCTATAATTTCTTTAATGGGCGCAACATCACCGTCCATACTATAGACTGACTCAAATACAATACAGGGAACTTTATTATCGAGTTGAGCTGTCTGTAATGCTAATTCTAAATCGTCTAAATCATTATGCTGAAATATCATTTTATCAGCACGACTATGTTTAATACCCATAATCAGCGATGCGTGATTTTTATTATCTGATATAAAGCAGATATTTTTAATGATACGACTTAAAGCAATAAGTGTCCACTCATTAGCAACATAGGCTGATGTGAACAATAAGCCTTTTTCTTTTTTGTGGAGTTTTGCGAGAGTTCGTTCGAGAGTGACATGATAATGAGAGGTACCGCCGATATTGCGAGTACCTCCACTACCACTGCCTGTTCTGTCTAACGCAGTTTGCATTGCGTCGATTACAAATTGATTTTGTCCCATTCCAAGATAGTCATTACTACACCAATTGATAATGTTTTTTGGTGAGTATCTACTATACCATGTTGCTCGAGGGAACTTACCTCGTTCTCTAACTATATCGTTAAAAACTCGATATTTCCCTTCTGCTTTGAGAGTGTCAATTACATCTCTAAATGGTTTATCATCAATCATTCAAAACTGCTCTGGTTGTTAAGCCGCGTAAGCGTCGTCCCAATTTCCAGATAATCCAGCAACTTCGTATTCAGTCACACGATTTTCAAAGAAGTTTGTATGGTCGGCGCCATTTAATACCCATTCCAACCAAGGGAGTGGATTGTTTTTCACTTTAAAGTTTGGCTTCATACCAAGCTGAAGCAACCTTCTATCAGTGATATATCTTATATATTCTTTTACTTCAGATTTTTCTAAGCCTTCAATTTCGCCCATTTCGTAGGCAAGGTCGATAAACTTATCTTCAAGGTCTACAATGTCTTTTGACATTTCATATATTTCTCGTTTGAAATCATTATCTACAACACGACTATGTTCTTTTACAAACGCTTTAAATAATTTTGAATTTCCTTCAACGTGAATAGATTCATCTCTAATACTCCACTCTACAACTTTACCCATACCTTTCATCTTACCGAAACGTTGGAAGTTTAATAGCATTACGAAAGAAGCAAAGAGTGCAACGCCTTCGTTGAATACTGATTTAGCTAATGATAAGCCAAGACCACGAAGTGTATTTGTATCAGCTTTTCTCATGTACTCAATCTTATCGGCCATTTCTGAATATTCTAAGAACGCGTGGTACTCACTGTCGGGTAGACCAAGGGTTTCATTTAATAATGCGTAAGCTCTCTGGTGGATACCCTCACGAGCTGCAAATGAGCCTAACATGTTTCGTATTTCGTTATTCTTAAACTTAGGAATAAATTGGTCGTAATAGTTTTGACCGACAGCAACATCCGATTGTGTAAATAAACGAAGAATATTTGTTACATATTCTTTTTCTGTCTTTGTCATCTTACCCATTTTCCAATCTGACACGTCCTCTGATAAGTCAAGCTCATCTTCAATCCAATGTGCTTTTTCGTGTCTTGTTGTAATTTCAACAGCCCATGGATAATGAAAGGGCTTATATGTTTCTGAAAACTCTAATAGACCACCTTGCTTCTTAACAAGAGTATCGGCAATTGCCATTAAATCGTTATATGTTCCAATATGTTTATCATCAATAAAAATTTGAGGTACACTGCGTACTTCTTTTCCATTAGACACTCTTTGGTAGAATGCTAATCTTTGCTCTTCGTCGTCGAGCACTATTTGAGTATATGAAATATCTCTTTGGTCAAACCAAGCTTTTGCCTTTACACAGAAAGGGCAGTTTGATTTTGTATAAATTGTTACATCCATCTTTTTATCCTGTTTTCTTTCGCTGCCTAGCGACATACCGCATTCCTCTTTTATATCCGGGTGGTACTTCTTCGTGGTCGTATAGGTAAATGTTTTTCTCACCATTATTATACCATTTACGACCGGCTACGTATGAGTTATTTTTAAAATTGTGTTTCTCTGGAAATCTTCTTGTCGGGTTTCCATCCCCTTTCATTCTTTCCGCCTGCTCTGGATTTGGAATTCCTTTATTCCAGGTTGGCTTACCCTTTTTAGACTCTGAAACTTTTTTTGCAGTTTCTTTGTTATGCATAGGGTTGTTGACCTTCATTTCTTCAGACCAATTTTTATACCAAGTATCGCCCATGTGGCCACCTCTTGTTAGTACTTCATTTGGGTCTGTACCTTCTGTCAAATCGACATCTCCTAAAGGTCTCATATCTAATGCGTCGGCTATTTTATCTTCCATTGAATTATCCTCTGGTAAATAAATTATTTATATAACCTTGGCATACAACACATCATTTTTTATAAAAAAATTATCCCTGACAAGCTACACAATCCTCTTGAGATTCCTCTTGTCCGTTACTAAATTTTACTGCGTCTGGGTTAATAATATCATCTAATTTTTCACGCTCAACTTTTTGAGCAACATTTTCTGCACGGTTAGATGTTTCCGTTCTTAAATAATATAAGCCTTTTGTACCTTGTTTCCAGGCTTCATAATGTACTTTGTGAAGTGTCGCTTTATCAGCTCCTGCAGGGAAGAATATATTTAAGGACTGACCTTGACATAGATATTTCTGCCTGTCTCCTGCTAGTTTGATAAGAGCCAATTGATTCAATTCAATTGCAGTTAAGAATACTTCCTTAACATGGTCATGTAAAAAGTCTAGGTGTTGCACTGAACCACCATTTGTTATAATTGACGACCATACTTCATCTGTGTTTTTACCGATTTTTTCAAGCTCTGCTTCTAAATACGGGTTTTTATTTAGGTGACTACCTACTCTTGTTCGAGATGTAAATGCATTTGCTTTCCAAGGTTCAATACTTGGAGATGTATTCACAATCATCGAAGAGTTTGCGTTAGGAGCGATAGCTAACATATGAGCATTACGACGACCAGTACCTTTCATATCAGGTGCTTCGCCTCTTTGTTTACCCATTGTTTCAGTCGCTTCAACTGCTTTCTTTTTAATATCAGCAAAAATCATTTCGTTAATACCGACAGCTTGTTCACTGTCAAACGGTACTGAATGTTTTTGGAAATATGAGTGTAATCCCATAGCTCCAAGACCTAACGATCTTTCTTGCTGAGCGCTATAACGAGCTTTCTGAATTTCGTCACCAGCATTATCAATGAAGAACTGTAATACATTATCTAAAAAGACAATTAAGTCTTTTACCATATTTGTATTACGCCATTCGTCGTATTTCTCAAGATTAACGGACGATAAACAACAAACAGCTGTTCTCTCTTCGTTGGTAACTAAATGAATCTCATTACATAAATTAGAACCTTTAATACTTAATCCCATATCTTTCTGCGATTGAGGTAAAGCTGCATTTGCTGTATCAATGAAGTTTAAGTAAGGTTCACCTGTTCTGTATCTTGTTTCTAAAATTAATTCCCACAATTTACGTGCTTTAATTGTTTCTCTTACGCTTTTATCATTAGGGTCCAGAAGGTTCCAGTCGTCACCTGTCTCGACAGCTTTCATAAATTTATCAGTTATATTAACTGCATGGTGAAGATTCAGATTCTTACGATTCACGTCACCTGTGGGTATTCTCATGTTAATGAACTCAATAATATCTGGATGGTCTACATCCATATAAGCAGCATAAGAACCTTTACGAGTACGACCTTGACGATAAGCTACCATATCAGCATCAACTGTATGTAGAAATGGCATCGGTCCTGGAGCTTTCTTAGAAACGGCTCTTACGTCTGACCAATGGCCGCCAACTCCACCACCTTTTACTGATAGCCATCTAAGTTCGTTTGTGTGTTCAATTAATCCTTCAAGCGTGTCTGGCACATAGCTTAGAAAACAAGAGATTGGAAGTGCTTTAACATCTTCACCTTTCATAATGGCATTGGATAATACTGGAGAGCTATACATAAACCAGCCTTTAGAAACATAGTCGTATATTCTTTGTGCTAATTTACCATTACCATTTGAAAAAGCTGCGGCTGCACGAGCAAAAGCTTGTTGAGGTGATTTCTCATCATCTCTACAATAATAGTCTTGTAAAAGTTTAAGTGATTGTTCTGATAAAATTTTGTTGCGTCTGTTGTCGATTTCTATGCCACAATATTGCATATTACTCTCCTAATTATTTCTTTTTTGGAAGAATGAAAAGGTGGAATAAGGAGCAATTATCATGATTTTTTCCAGAATGTGAATTTCATTTTTGCTTCGAGTCCCTTATAAACGTTATTTCTAATTGTTTCTTCAATATTTTTATGTCCATTAAGGACCATTTCATTAATGTCTTTTCCTGGAACATCATTCGGCCAAATACAAATTGAATATCCTTGGTCGATGATTTTTTCCATTCGTTTGTGAATCTCTTTATTGCGAGGTTCAGCGTCAAAAACGAATATAGCGTTTTCCGCAACATTATGTAAAGATTCAGTATTTCCATCAGCACCTGCCATAGCAACTGCATTATTTAAAAACATACAGTCAAAAGCACCTTCGACAACATAATAAGGTTTGTCAAAGTTAACTGTATCGAGTCCGAAGATTTTAGGTCTGTCTTCGAACATGATAGTAATGTACCTTAGGCCACCGGGTTTGAAACCCCTAGCTGATACACCAAATATCTTTTTCTCTCCATCAAAAAATGGAATTACTAATCGAGGCTCATCATTATTAGTATCTGCAAATTTGTCTGGGATAATACTATTAATCCACTCTTTGAATTTTGGAGCATAGTACAATCTATAATGTTGTGCAGAAGGAATTAGCCTCTTTTGTATATATATTTTCGCAAAATGGTTGTGGTCGAGTTGCGACACTTTTTTTATACTTTTTAACGCAGTTTTGTTGTTGAACTTAGGCGCTTCAAAAGTTGTCTTTTCGAGAACTGATTTGTTATCTGTTTGTTTCGTTTTGTTAATAAATTTGTCACTTAAATAGTCTTTGAATGCAAGAGGGTCGACTAACTTGAGAAAGTAGGAAAAGGAATGACTAGCGCCACAATTGTGACAATAGTAATGGAAATTATTATCTCTCTCAAGTAGCCAACCCCTTGCTTTTGTTCGTGACTTTTGACTGTCGCCACACAATGGGCAACGAAAATTAATTCTGTAAGGGTTGGTACGTGTGACTTTATACCGCTCCATGCGACCAGAGAGCGTTTGTGCATATTGTACATCAACAAAATCAATCATATAAATTACTCAAAAATTATTTAAATGTTATTATAACATAAAACGGCGTGTTTGTCAACCGTTATTTTCCCATCATCATATCGATGAATAGATTAGCTCCAGCTGTCACTACAGCTACAGCTCCAAGTAACCACCATTTGAGGTTTTCGAGAGAACGAATGCGGCGGTCTTGGTCTTCGAGCTTCATATTAAGCTCTTTTGTGAGAGTATTGATTGCAGTAAGTGTTCTGTCTGAACGCTCTTCCATCCACTCTCTTTGTTTCAAATTATAGTCTTGGTGTGCTTGTTGGGCTTCTTTCATGCCGTTTGTCATAGCCTCTTTGAATCTATATTTGTGTTCGTCTAATTCTTCTTTAAATGCAAAACGTGCTTCAACATTAATACGTGATTGTGCGTCAAGCTTACCTTCCATTGTGTCAAGCTTTGTTTCGAAAGTTTCCAATACTTTTTGCTGCACAGCAATATCCTGAGCTAAAGATACCATTTGCTCCATAGCTTCGTCGACTTTATCAAAAAATCTTTCAATTTGTTTGATGTCGTTTTTAATTAATGCTATATCAGTTTTCACGGAATTTAGTTCGTCTGACACAGATACTCCTAATAAGGTTATTATATCACCATATCATAGTTTTGTCAATAGGTATTTATGAGAAATGCCTATTCTAGTAGGCATAAAAATGAAAATAAAAGTCTATGTACTAAACGAGAATGGTCTACTCGTCAACAGGTTGTCCGCCTGTTGCCTTTTCGTCTTCAGTATTAGTGGTTACTCTTCTATAATAAACGATAACCTCACCCAATTCTCTGATATACCTGCGTAACTCTTGGAAATTGGCTGTCATTATTTCATAGTCTTTTATTGTTGTTGCAACGAAAACAATGTCACCACCTTGGGCTATTTTGTTCTCATCTAAGAATCTATCCAAATAGGTATAGCCGACTGGCCACTCTGGATTCTCTCTGTCTTCTAAATCACAAGCTTTAGGGCGCTTTAATTTCTCAACACCTTCATCATTGTACTGAGGTGGGTCGAAAGGTATAGATCTTTTACAAGGATTGGCAATAACTGCTTCAGATACAACACTCATCTGAACATCAGTTAAATCAATTGGTCTTGGTAATTCTGGTTGGATTATATTAATAGGGACAGGTTTGCTGACAATTTCAACCTTTTTTTGTGGTAATAAAGAGCAACCACTAATTATTGTTGTCGTCAGTAGCGCTAACAGTAATGTTCTTGCTATCATTTTCTAGTCCCTCAAATACTTCTGCTGTACCATTATTGATACGATTCTCAATCAGACCTGGTTTTTTAATTGCTAATAAATTGAGATTATGTCTTTTAAATATCTCAAGATAACGTTGTTTTTCAGCTTCAATAGCTTGATTAGCGCGTGTCATATTATTCAGCGCTTCACCTTGTCTTTCATAAGATTCTCTAATAGCTTCAATAGCTTGCTTTTGTTCTTCAATAGCGAGCTCTAACTTTGCATTATTTCCTATTAGAGTTTGGTTTTGGTCAAATAAGTAATAAGATGCACCACCAAGGATTAAGATAACTCCTATTAGTATTTGATACATTTATTCTTCCTCAATTCTATAAAACAGACCACTAGCTGACCGTACGGAGACCAGCTTTTTGTCCGCAGTTATAAAGATAAGCTCTTTCCAAGTAGATTTTTTAATCTTCCGTACACCTAGATATTGCTTATCATCAACATTTCCAAACTTGGTGTCATAAGATACTGTAATAGTATAAGACTTACCAAACCACCAAGCTTTTATCCATGACCACATGGTGCGGTATTAACCGCAGTTAGAAGCGTATAACTCGTTGCACTTAGATTCAGAGCAGCCGTACTTTTCTTTTACAGCTTTGATGATGTTAGCTTTTGACTCGCCATCTTTGTGCATCTTTTTCATTTCACGCACACAAGCACCTTCGTCAAAGTCCTCATCTTCGTCGTCATCAGATTCTTCTTCATCAGACTCATCTTCGTCTTCTTCAACTAACTCTTCAGTTTCCTCAGCAACAACTTCTTCTTCAGAAGTCATTTCTTTGTACTTTTCTTCAAGAGCAGCACGGATACGCGCATTCATTTCATCTTCGAATGCTTCTTTGAGCTTAAGCGGATTGTTGTCAATTGCTTCAGCTATGATTTTTTCAATAGACATCTCTATTTCTCCTTAAGGTTTAAATCTTAATTTTATTTATTAAACTTGTTCCATTCGCACCATCAGGCGTTCTGCTCTGTTGGTTACTTGTTTATGCCATCTACTATCGCGACCTTCAACGGCAGCTTCTGCCCAATTACCTTCAAGTAAAGCGGCATTGAATTTTTTGAACTTACTCAAACGAGTACGCCCCATATTAAACATCATGTTAACAAGAATCTCTTGAACTTCGCCAGGGAAATCATTAAATGATTCTTCAGTATAAAGAGCATGACACTCATTGATAGCAATTTCTAAATCCTTATCAAAACAATCTTTTACTCTGTCTTCGTCAACTGGTGTACCAACTTCAGCACCAAACTCTGGGTCTGAATCTAATACTAAATGACCTACACCAAAAGTAGGATAACCGAGATGGTCTTTATATATTTCATATACAACGCCTTCGTCGATTTTTAGTTGTTCAAAAACATTATCTCTATTTTCTTGTTTCATATTTAATTCCTAAAGTGGGTTAATACTAAAGTCGTAATCTGATGTACCATCAGTCAAATATATTTCATCAGCCAATTTTGTTTCAGCATATGATATACTATCTGCAACTGCTTCATCTCCACCGAGATTAGTATGCGCCCAATTAATAATTTCAGTTTGTGTTACAGTACTATTAGCAGTAATAAAATTATTATTTGCTAAATCTTCAGCACTTAAAACACTTTGCTGTAATAAACTAATATTTGTATTAGCGCCAACTACATCGTCATAAACAGTAATTGTATAATTTACTGCTTTAATAACGTTAGTATATGTTTCATATGTAGGAATAACCGTTACGTCGACTAATTCCTTAACATTTACTGTAGCCATTACTTTGCAAAATCTTTAAAATTTTTGCGCTTATATTTCTTTTGAGCCTTTTTAGAAACACCAGGTTCACCTTGTGCTCCGACTCCTAATCCTGCGATTGCTCCACTACCAACACCAGTCATTTCTTCTTTTTCCGAAGCTTCAATGATATCAGCCCATTCATTAATGAATCTGTTTTCAGCTTGAGAAAGATATTCCTCAATTAGAAACTCTTCATTTAGCATGGTATTATTTTCAAGCGCAGCTTGTTCTTTAACTAACCATAATGCAGCTGCATAAGAAGCTAGTCTTGTAGAACCGCCAGGTAATTTAGCAAGTAGTTTTTTAACATTTCCAACTAATTGGTCAAATACACCAAAAGCTTTTGTCTGCTCTCTTTTAGTAAAATCTTTACGACGAATAATAATATTACCCTTCGCATCGATAATTCCTAATTTATGAGCAGGCCACTTATTAAAAGGCGTAACAAGCTTTTTAATAAACTGAAATACTAAAAATAAATCAACTACCATTTAAATTTCCTTTAGTTTTTGTTCAATAAATATGTCACCAATAATACTATCTTTATTGATAATATTCTCATCGTATTGCAATACTTGTGGCATAAAATTTAAATATTCCACAAATGGTTTAAGATAACTATGAAACTCATGCAATTTTAAAAAGAGCATGTTAGTTGCATCTACTCCAAACACATTGTATATTACAATTAAGTGATTCAGTATCAACCTTTCTTTCAAATCATTGTCTTGCTTATAACGACTGAAGAGCTTTCGAAGATACTGAAATCTTTTCATGTCTTCTTCAAACTCTGACATATCCGTACATTGAGGATTGTCATAGTGCTTCATCGCATAGAGCAGAAAGGTTGATTCTGTTAAATTCATATTATAAAAAATTATTTATTGTTAATAAAACTATTTATTAGCTGTCAGCAACCACTGAATCATCACCAGTACCAGATACACCAGCATCACCAGCATCACCAGCAGCAACTTTCATTACGCATAGTGGCTCAGCGATATGTCTTGTACGACCATCTGCTGTTGTATAAGTATTGTAGAGATTCCAACCTGGTGTTTTAAGACCTTTAGCTTGGTTTGCAGCAACACCTGCTTCTGTCAAGTCAACGAATACTGCGTTGTCT